CACGGACTACTACAACGGCGTGCCAGCGCGTGACCTGGACGAGACGGATGTCTCGCTCCTGACCGATGAGCAGCGGGCGGTACTGGACGAGGGTCCGCTCTACCAGCGCACACGGGCGCAGGAGAGCGACACGCCGCCGCCTGTGCCGACCGTGGTTGACCCACCGGCCGAACCGGCGCCAGCGCCGGAACCGACCGAGGCCGACGTGCCGAACACCATCGCGCCGGATGCCGACGTGCCGTCACCGAGCGGCAGCCGCGGCCGGCGCGGCTAGGCTGGCCTGGTGCGTCGGTGTCCTGTCCAGTCGGCTTTCAGGTGGCAGGACACGCAGAGGGCTACCAGATTATCGGGATGATTGGCCTCGATGTGACGCGCAAGACCAAAGGCTTTGAACGGCCGAATGTGATGCACGTCCAACTCGCGCCCCTGATCGACTGCTGACACACCACATCCCTGACAGACGGTATCTCGCACTCGGACTTGACGCTGGGCAGATCGCCACGACGGCCCATAGTATGGCTGATACCCGCCCGTCCAACTTGGATTATTCGCACCCTGCCATTCAACGGCGAGCGCAGCGCCCTGGCACAGACGCGAACAATAGGTGCGCCGCGCGGCATGTGACGGCTTGACGACGAACTCCTGATTGCAGACTGGACAGACCTTGGTGGTCGGGGGCGGTAGATGCTTCGGCCGCCCGTATCGACGGCCCTTGGTCGGATGGTTGTCACCGCGCTGATGGGCTGACAGCCACGCTCCGAAACATGTCTGTGAACAGAACCGGCCTGGCTGACTGGGGACCGTCGTAAATGCGGTCCCGCACGTCTCACAGGCTTTGGTGATGCGCGTATTCGTCGGGCGGCCGGTGTTCGTCACCGTTGCTTTGCCCGCACACACCTTCGAGCAATACCGGCGCGGCCATGAGCGGTAGTGCGTGAACGTCTTGCCGCACGTCGGACACGTCGCGTCCACATGCTTGGTCGGGTCGTACTTGCGTGGCAAGCGGCCTCCGTTTCTACAAGTCGGATTATACCGCTAGCGGGATAAGGCCGGCAAGAGAGGGAAAATACATGGCAGGGGAACTCTGGAGGCAGCGTGTCCAGGCTGGAAAAGAAGTCGTTTATGGAACTCCGGTCGCGGCGACACGCATCCTCTACACCCGCGATCCGGTCCTGACGCGGGAACGTGAGCCGCGTGAGCATCGGTTCGCCACCGGCACACGCGACAACGTGCGGGCGCGCACGCTCGGCTCGGTCGTGGCCGGCGGTTCCTTCACCATGCCGATGTCAGCCGATGAGATCATCGAATGGCTGCTGTGCGGCATCCAGGGCAGCGTCACGCCGACCACGCCGTCTGGCTTCACCAATGGCCGGCAGTGGCAGTTCCGACCCGGCAACACCCTCGACAGCATGACGATTGAGTGGGATGACGGCGCCAACGTCTACGAGGAATACGGCGTCTACGTCGATGAGATCAACATCAGCGGCGCCGTCAACGGTGAGAACACCGTCACCTTTACGATCTTCGGCAAGGAGCGGGTCGCTAGCACGCTGACCGGCGCCCTGAGCGAGCGCACGCCGACCTTTATGGAGGGCTGGGAAACCAAGCTCTTTATCGACGCGGCGGCGGCCACGCCAGGCACCACGCAGATCGGCGGCACGCTCATCAATTGGGACATCACCATCCAGAACGGGCTGGGGCGAAAGTACACCGCCGACAACACGCTCGCCACCAACAAAGTCACGATTGGCGAGTTGATCGTTGAGGCGACCCTGACCTTTGAGGCCGACCAGAGCAGCGTCGATACCGAGTTGGCGAACTGGGACGCCGAGACGGCGCGCGTGGTGCGCGTCAGCTTTGGCAACAACGAAACGATTGACGCCGGCACGAACGAAGTGCAGACGCTGACCGAAGGCACGCCGATGACGGCGGGCACCTATACGCTCGGCTTTCGCGGGCAGACGACCAGCGCCATCGCCTACAACGCCACGGCCGCCACCATCCAATCGGCACTGGAAGCGTTGCTCTCCATCGGCGTTGGCAATGTGGCGGTGACAGGCGGGCCGGTCGATACCACGCCCGCGACGATCACTTTCCAGGGCCAACTCGCCGGCCAGGACGTACCGGTTCTGACGAGCGTCCAGACGAGCCTGACCGGCACGTTCACGCACGGCACGACCACGCCTGGCACCGGCAGCAAGCGTGCCGTTCACGTCGATATCCCCGGCCACTGGACAGCCGTTGATGTTGGCGGCGAGGACGAAGGCACCAGAGTTTATGAATTTTCGCTAGGGGCGACTTACGATGCGTCACTAGCTTACGCTCTACAGATACTTTGTTGGAACAACAGAACAGCGGCTTTCGCCTAGGCCAGGTCGCGCCATATCTTGCGGTTCACGATGCGATGAACCGTTGTCCGATGTATTCCAAAGCGACGGGCTATCTCGACTGGGCCAATGCCGCCAGTCGCAATCAGGGCGCGGATGTCGCGCACCGTCGTCTCGGTCAATTTCGCTGAGCCGTTGCGCTCCCCGCGCGGGCGGCGCTCTGGGTGCAGCATGAAGGCGTGACGGTCGCCACGGGCGATACGCTCCGGCTTCGTCAGATAGCCATTGCGCCCCTTGGCAGTCATATCGGCCATGTTGTCAGCCTGCGTGCCAAGGAACAAATGGTCTGGATTGACGCAGGCGCGATTGTCACACCGATGCAGCACGAAGAGACCATGCGGTATTAGTCCGTTGGTGAGTTCCCACGCAACGCGATGGGCTTGTACGGGCCGGCCGGCCCTACCGCCTACGCCGAACTGGCCATAGCCCGTCGTGCCGTATGAGGCCGTCCAGCGCCAGCACGGCCCGTCCTTTGCCACTTTCGCCCAAAAGCGTACGCCATCGGCCGGGGTATACTCGTACCGCATCTCCTGTCCTTTCCAGGTGGTGCCACGCCCCCGGCTGCTGACATCAGCGCGGGGGCACTGTATGCCCAAATTATACCCCGCACAGGAGGAGGGAACATGACGGCGGATCTGGTGGACCCGCGTCTGTTCGATGAGCCGACGCCGATCAGCGGCCATCTGACGGCAGCCTCGCCGCTGCCCGTCAGTGGGCCGCGTGCCGTGCGCCGCGTGACCTGGCTCGACCTCGACAGCGAGTGGTATCCCGGCTTCCAACTCAAGGTCTGGCTCAACCCATCGCACATGCAAAAGCGCCTGAGCGAGACGGGCGATGCCGAGCGCGTGTCGGAGTTGATCAAGTTCATCACGCTGGAGCACAACGGCTGGTGCGACGAGGACGGTGAGCCGTACCCGCCCGCCAATACGCCGGCCTTTTGGGAAGCCATTCCGGCCGATCTGGGCGTTCGCATCGTGACGGCGATCAACGCGGAGCTCACGAACCTCCCAAACTCGGCCGGCGCGAGGAACGGCAGTTGACGACGTTCCTGCGCGCCAAAGACAAGCGAGGGCTGACGGTGCCGTGGGCGTATACACGCTCACTGATTGCGCGTGCCTGGCATGTGCCGCCGTGGGTCGTGGATGAGGCGCCGTGGGACGCGGTGCAAGATGAACTGCGGATGCGTGGCATTATCGGCTGGGCTGACGTGGCGCCAGAACTGGCGAGGCGCGACTGATGGCCTCAGTTTTTCGGCCGCCGGCTATGGCACGACTTACAAAGGGTGATGAGGTTGACCAGTTGATTGGCGGCAACGTAATCGCCATGAAACAGGCGCTTCGGTTGGATGTGGTGGACATCCAGGCGTGGCGTCCGTTGTTGCTTGCCGCAATCCTGGCATGTGTGCTGGTCACGGTCGCGGGCTTGACGAGCCTGCTCATTCCAGTCTGGACCGTAGTATGGTTCGTAGCCGCCTTTGTAGCCGGGATGGTTCTCCGGTTGCTGCCGAAGAAAGGCATACCAGCACGGCAGGCCACAGAAGTCGCACGAACTCTTGCCAATGCGCTTCCCTGGTATCTGGAATGCCATGCCGCACTGGCGGCACGTCTTGTCGATAATGACGCCAGTGCCCTTCTTGGGCGAGGGCTTGCCCATCTTGGCGGCCGACAGTTTGGCGCGCATTGTGGCGCTCTTTGGCCGGCCCTTTGTGCCTGGCCGCCGACACTTCAGCGAGCAATAGCGCCGCGTAATCGACGACGGACGGACAAAGAATGTCGCGCCGCACGTCAAGCAATTGCGATGCTCTCGCTTGCGGCTTCCCATGTGTCGGCAGGGATTAGAGCAGTAACGTGCAGGCCGCTCACGGGCAAGGCCAGCCGTAATCGTGAAGTTCTGGCCGCACCATTCGCACACGCGCTGGATATACTCAGTTCGCATCGCACGCTCCTAACGTGTGGTGCCACGGCCGGGGGCGTTGTGAGCGTCGCCCGGCCCCTCTCTTGCCCCTATTCTAGCATAGAAAGGGGGCAATAGGCATGGCCACGCCTTTGACAGTGGCAATTTTGCTCACCGGGAAAGATCAAGCTTCACCTGCCATCAAGGATGTCAACCAGTCGCTCGGCGGCCTGTCCACCGTCGCCAAGGGTGCGGGGCTGGCCATTGCCGGCGTGGGCATCGCGGGCGCGGCGGCAGCAGCCGGCGGCATCGCGGCGAGCGTCAAGGCAGCGGGTGATTTTGAAGAGCAGATGAGCGCCGTCAAGGCGGTCAGCGGCGCGACCCAGACGGAGATGAAGCAACTCTCCGGGCTGGCGCTGCAACTCGGCAAGGACACATCATTCAGCGCGGGCGAGGCGGCGGCCGGTATCGAAGAACTGGTCAAGGGCGGCCTGACCATTCCTGACATCATGAACGGCGCCGCGAAGTCCACACTCGCGCTGGCCGCGGCCGGTGGTGTGTCGCTGCCGGATGCCGCGACGATTGCTGCCAACGCGCTCGCCCAATTCAACCTCGAAGGCTCGGACATGGCGCATGTGGCCGACCTCATCGCTGGGGCGGCCAACGCCAGCGCCATCGACGTGAACCAGTTCAAGCAGTCGCTCCAGGCATCAGGGGCGGTCGCGGCCACGGTTGGCTTTAGCTTTGACGATCTAGCGCAGGGCATCGCCATCATGGGCAAGGCGGGCATTGCCGGGTCGGACGCGGGCACTAGCCTCAAAACGATGATGCTCAACCTTCAACCGAGCACGGACAAGGCCGCAGCGGAGATGGATAGGCTGGGCCTCGTCACCTTCAACTCGCAAGAGGCGATGAGCCGACTGTCAGCCAATGGCATCGCACCGGCCGCTGCCGGCAGCGCCGAACTCTACGACCAGATTGCGCGCTTGCAACTCGGGCTCGCTGAGAACGTGCCGCTGACCGCGAAGAATTACAAGGAATTCTCTGGCCTCAAGGATGAGGTCGGCCTGACCAGCAATGCATTCTTCGACGCTAGCGGCAAAGTCAAGTCGATGGCTGAGGTGGCCGACGTTCTGCAAGACGCCACCAAGGGCATGACCGAGCAACAGAAACTCGCCTCGCTGGAAATCCTGTTCGGGTCAGACGCCATCCGGGCTGCCGCCGTCCTGAGCAAAGAGGGCGCGGAGGGCTTCGGTGACATGGCCGCCGCGATGGGCAAGGTCAGCGCCGAGAGCGTCGGCGCCCAAAAGCTCGACAATTGGAAGGGCAGCATCCAGGCGTTGCAGGGCAGCCTGGAAACGGCCGGCATCACGCTGGGGATGGCCTTCTTGCCCGCCCTCAAGTCGATGACCGATGGCGTCACCAGCGTCGTCAACGCGATGATCCCGTTCCTTGAGGTGGCCGGTCCCAAGATGGTGCAGATGGTCGGCGCGAGTATCGACTTCCTGCGCTCCATCGACCTCGCGCCGTTCATGGCGCTCTGGGAAGCTGGCCAAATCCAGATCGAGTTCTTTGCTGATGTGGTCAAGCAGGCGCTCTCTGGTGATGTAGCCGGCGCTATCGAGGCGCTGTTGAACGGCGTCACCGAAACACGCAAGGATTTAGTCGAAAGCCTGGCGGGCTGGGCGGCGGCCTTTGTTGATTGGCTGTTGCCGCAAGTGCCCATCCTGCTCAGCAATCTCCGTGAGTTCAGTCAGGAGATCATGGGCAAGATCGGTGAGTTTGCCGCTGACTACGTGGAGCAGTTGGCGACCTGGGGCGCGGCGTTCGTGGACTGGATCGCACCGCGCATCCCTGACCTGTTGCGCGAAATGGCGGCGTTCTCCGCGAGCATGCTGGCGTGGGCTGGCAACGTGGCGCTGCCGGCCATCACGGCGAAACTGTTGGAGTGGGGCGCGGCCTTTATCGAGTGGGTCGGGCCACGCATCGGGCCGTTGCTAGTCGAACTGGGCAAACTCCTCCTGCAACTGACGGGCTGGATTGCCACGACCGCGCTGCCGGCCATCGCCGGCAAACTGGTGGAGTGGGGCGGTGCCTTCCTCGGCTGGGTCGCCAAGGATGTGCTCCCGCGCCTGCCTGGCGTGCTGGCGCAGATCGCCACGGCTATCACGGGCTGGATTGGCGGCGCCGTCAGCAGCATGAGTGCGGAAGCCGCCCGCATCGGTCGCGCCATTGTCGAGGGCATCGCCAGCGGCATCGCGGGCCTGACCGGCTGGCTGCAACAGAAAGCCCGCGACCTGGCCAACAGCATTCTCAACTCAGCCAAGGCCGCGCTCGGCATCAGCAGCCCGTCCGATGCCTTTGCCGAACAGGTGGGCGAGCCCATCGTCACCGGCATCAGCGAAGGCATTGACGACGCCTGGCCACGCCTGCGCGCCAATCTGGCCGGCAAGATGAGCGATCTGGTGGAGATTGCCGAGGAGGGCGCTGATCGCGTCTACGGCCAGTGGGGGCGCATTCTGGAGGGCCTCAACGCCATCGAGAGCGGCGGCGGCGGTTCTGGTGGGGGCGGGAGCCGCGAGGGACCGAACACGGACGGCCAGACCGCGCCCA